ACTTCATTATGTACTCTACTGCTTTTGTTGGATCTATATCCATTTTCCCCATTCCCCTTTATTCCCTTTAGACCATTGTTCTCCGTACAGGATTAATAGGTCTTTATCTATCGTATGGTCTGATAAATACTTTCTCCACTTTGTCAGACCCCAATCTGCTCTCCAAATTAACAACTGTCTTACAGCACATTGAACTCTATATTCATTCGAATAAGAGTGCTTGTGTTTCAACTCTACTTCCTGAGTCATACTTCTTTGAATCTCCTTTCGGGTAAGGTTCTATATTATATTTAAGTAAACTTTTTAACAATTTCTTATGTTGTTTTGTTCCATGAAAGAATATGTATCTGTGTTTTCTACTTCTTTCTGTGTAGTAAAAGTCATCTCCATATTTTTCTTTAATGCTTTCTAATGTCATCCCATCGGACAATGTTTTACTGTGTTTATGCTCTAGTCCTTTTACAGTCCAATCAACTCTGTTTGCAGACAGACCAGTATATAAAAAGTTTGTAGCTTGGTATACATAGCCAACATGACCTTGACCAGTATCAGCGTAAGAAACCACGATGGTTGGTTTTGGTAGCAGTTTTATAGAATTAGATACAAGAAAACTAGACTGATTTTTAGTGTTATCTTGCAAACATAAACGATTTAATTCTAAAACCTTATCAGACCATTCTTTGCCACAGATTCCCATACATAGCGCAGGGCTTGCTGGTATCCCATAGGTAACTACACCGACAAGATGTTCGTCATCATATAAACCAAAAGCATACATAATCTGTGGTATGCGCTTTGCATAATGCTTTTGCAATAACCAAGAATAAGTCTCATCATTCTTAATTGGCAAGACCTTCACGATCCTACACCAACAGAGCCAATCTTACCCGACAGCCTAGTCCTAAACTGCGCGAAAGTTTCTCCTGCATTTGGGTTTAATCCTAATTCTCTGCCTTTGGCTAAAGTAAGTTCATCGCTTGCATACCAAGGTAAAGGTGGTCGCTTGTTCTCTTTCTGCTCTATAACAAGCTCATCCTCAAACCTTTCTTGGTTTAACCAAGTAGAAGCATGAGGGATAAACTCCCAATCAGTACCCTTTGCTGCCCAATACTTACGATGCTCTACTATTGCCTCTAGTGCCTTTTGTTGGTTGTCTAGACTTAGTTTTTCCCACGATCTTTTTGCTGTTAGCTTTCCGACCTTTTTGGGGTATTGCTGCCAAAAGTTCTCGAATGTCATTTTCCCTTTTCCTTTCGTTTATTGCTCTTTCCATTACTGCTGTAAACCCTGCTTGCATAATAAACTTATGCCCTGCCTTATCCATCTTAAGTTCGACCTCTGCCGATCCATCTGGTAGTTCTTTAAGAATCTTGACTTGTATCTTCATCCATCCACACCTTTATGCTTTTATTAAAGTCTGCTTTCATAAGAACTGGTTTATCTAAACAATCTAACATTCTAAATAAGTTCTGCTTTACTTCCTTTATATCTTCTCCCATGATACCAACACCTCTTGCTGTGTATAGATAAGGCTCATGATTCTTATCGTAAAAAACCTCGCATACCTCAACCCAAGGCTCTCCATTGTTTTCTTCTGAAAAGTCTACCACTCTATGATTCCAATGCATATTAAAACCATTTAGAAAGTTCGTAAGAGATGTATAAAACACATCCAAAAAAGTACATAATTACTGCTGATGATTCTACTAATACCAATGGTATATCCCTTTGGTATATACCTGCAATAGTCCATAGTCCACTACCAATCAAACTGAGGAATATATTGGCTGGATAGATATTGACAGAGGTAAGCCCAATCCCTATAAGACAGAGTATTGTGCCAAGCCATTTTACCAAGATCATTTTTTCTTTCTTGCTTCAATTTGCTTTTGTAGAATATACCAGAACTCAGATTTGATAATCATTTTTTTTCCCTTTCCCTATAACTTAACATATTTGTTACTTTAAATACCATTAGGTAATGTTTATATTACACAAGTTTTAGACAATACTCTACTTTAGGTGATAAGCATTATCAACCTGACCCATCTGTACTAGACTAGTCCTACCTAAGTTAATGTTCAATCATTTGTAGACTTATATATCACCCTTGATCTACAAATTTGTGCAGTACCCATTTAAGTCTGCGAGGCTTGCCATCCTAGTAGTGAGCCTATCTTTTCTTCCACGCTGCCGATATAAGCACTATGTTTCGCCTGGAGTGCGAGCAGAAATAGAAAAACCCCTTTAGGTTGCTCTAAGGTGAAGTTGCTTAATAAATGGGCTTGTAGCATTTAGTAAACACTCAGAACAACCCAAAAGGGTCTTGGTCACTAGCCTAGTTATCCGCAGACTTCACTCCGCTTACCAAGAGTATATACCAAATTAATCCAACTCAGGCCAAATCAACCCATAATTGTTGGGAAAAAGCGACTTACGGGTAATTAGCCCATGTGATTCCTTTTCCAGGGTTGCTGCCAGCACTATTAGCTTATCTTGGGGTATTTCCCCGTTCTGCCACATAGAAACGGCAGGTACGCTGACCCCCACCATTTTGGCTATGCGGGTAGGGCCACCCAATAATTTAATAATTGCTGTTGCATTCATAGTTTAGTTATCTTAACTTATTTGTATCTTTTTTGCAAATACCTGTTGACTTGTGGTTTAAGTTTGCTTAATATCTAAGTACGGTATGTGCCGTGATAACTACCCAAGCGGGTGAGAAAGATCAAAAATGAGTGATTATGACCAGCAGTTAGCAGATCAAGTACAGATGCAGTTTGAACTTGATGAAGTATTCAAAGACCTGGAAGAAGGTACATTTCTTACCGAGCGTCAAATAGACCTATTACGCCATTGCTGCGGATATGTCGCACCTAAACGCAACAACCATGTAAACCCCGTCATTCGTGACATTGTGAACGACTTTGGTCAAATTTTTGGAGCAAACAAATGATTATTACCGATACGCAAAAAGATTTTAAGATTGCCCCTGCTGGCTTACATATGGCACGGCTTTACTCCATCATTGACTTAGGCCACCAAGCTACCGAATGGGCTGGGGAAACCAAGATCATGCACAAGGTTGTGTTTACTTGGGAACTACATGGTGACGATGATGCAGGTCTGCCGCTAAAAACAGACGATGGAAAGCCCTTAATCGTGTCCAAGCGATATACAGTCAGTTTAGGCGATCAAGCACGGCTGCGCCAAGATTTAGAAAGCTGGTCAAACAAAAAAATGACTGCGGAAGATCGCAAGAACTTTGACCTTAAAGGATTGCTGGGCAAGTTCTGCATGGTTAATATCACGCACTCAGAAGATGGCAAGTACGCCAATATCAGCGGCATTAGCCCTGTTCCTTCTGCTCTGCGTAACGCTCAACCGGAAGGCATTAACCCGACTAATCATTTTTGGTTGGCTGAGTTTGACCAGTCTAAGTACGATGCGTTGCCAAAGTATTACAAAGAAAAGATCACGGAAAGTAGTGAATGGCGTGGCAATAAACAGCGTGAGGCAAACGCACCCAAGATTGAAGACGATAACTTGAACGACATCCCGTTCTGAGGAAAATATGTTAATAAAAGAAAAGGTGACAGAAAATGGTCATTGGTACACCAAAGACGGCACTCCAGCCTATACAACCATCGGCAAGACTGGGGAAAGAGCCACAACGCTCCGTGACGCACGGAAACTCGGACTTCTGCCAAGTGTTACAACAATTAACGGAATGCTATCGAAAGCAGGGCTTGATACATGGAAACAGCAACAAGTCCTCCTAGCAGCCCTAACCCTGCCCAGGATGGAAGGCGAACCTGAGTCTGATTGGCTGGCTCGTGTCATGCAGGATTCCAAGGCAACTGGCAGGGATGCTGCGGAACGAGGTACGGCCATCCATGCGGTCATTGAGGCTTATTTTGACCAGGTATATATGCCGGAAAAGCCACCGTACCTAGATGCGGTTACCAATGCCTTACAAGAGGCGTTTGGAAGCCAGCTGTGGCTTTCTGAGCGGTCTTTTGGGCATCCCCTAGGGTTTGGTGGCAAATGCGATCTGATGGCTAAACCAGTCAACGGTGATGGGGGCGGTTTTATAGTTGATTTCAAGACCAAAGAAACCGACCTTACCAAGGTTGATGTGTATTTTGAGCATGAGATGCAATTGGCAGCCTACCGTGAGGGCCTAGGCGTTCCGACAGCACGGTGCGCTATTGTCTTTGTAAATGCCCTTACTAACCAGGTAAAACTGATTGAAATAGAACCGGATCGGCTTCAAAAGGGCTGGGAGTGCTTTGAGCATTTGTTGAGGGTTTATCAGATCAAGAACGGCATATAATGGTTGTGGGCGGCAGGTAGACA